AGTATAATCTGCAGATGCAGCAGAAGAATCAATATCGGTGCTAATAAAGTTTGGACGTACAGCAGTGACTTTCTTACCCGCTGTTCCTGCAGACAGGAAAGCAGCATTGATTCCAGGAGATGTACTATCATCTTCTACTGCAATGAAGTCGTCTACTGAGAATGGGTGAGTATTAACAGTTTCTCCAAGATTAGTTCCGAGTTGATAATCTGCAGTAGAATCATCGACACCCTTTACAATTCTTGCTTGTCCAGGTTTGCCACCCTTTAGCAGAAGTGCTTGATCTTGAATCAGGGTGATTGCAGGACCACCATTGAATGCAACTGTAGCATCACCTGCCGTTGCAACTACGCGATAATATCCAGTCTGTACAACTTGATATTCTGTAGCATCAGCAGCGATTGCATTCGTGCTTAAAACATTTAATACTGTCATGTCGTGTTAGTTCGTGTCGGTATTATTTATCTCCTTTTGTTTCTTTAGCATTTTTTGGAGGTCCGCAGTACTGCCAATAAACATCGTGTTATTAACAGTAGACGGTCCCGACTTTTTATCCTCGGCATCTAAATCCTTCATTTTCTTTTGTAAGTCGATCAACTTATCAGCAGTATCTGCTACGCTTTTAATTGTTGTCGCAGCAACTTCGTAAGCACGAGGATGATCTGACGCTCGTGCCACATCAAGTATGCCATCTACTGCCTCCTGTCCTTTCATTACTAACATATGCAATGCAGCACGAGTAGTCTCGTAATCCTGCCTCACATCAGGAGCATCAGTTTTCTTTAATTCTGGTTTTACTTTTTCAACATGCTTCTGGAGATCAGAAGGTTCTGCTCCAAAAGCATCATTAAGACCTTCAAATGGATTTGCCATAGTTAAATTGCCTCATCAGCACCACTAATAGGATTACGTTTCTTATTATCTGTAAAGTCCTCATCAACAACACCAAATCCAAAATCATCATCAGCATCTGCTGAGAGAGGATTTGGTTGAATGGTATAACGTACTTCTCTGGGTGCAGAAGAAGTATTTGTATCTGTGTACATATCGGTGATGACCTTTTTGATGGTCTTGCTTTCTGTAACAGGACCGTATAGATATGTTTTTACAGTAAACTGTAGGGTATAAATGATTGCTCTACGAGTAGCAAAATCTCCCTCATAAGTATCTTCATAATCAACACCTGTTAAAATAACAGGAACATCCTTAGTTTCATCAACTTCCGAAAGCAACTTAACTGCTAGATTGAAATGTGGTTGAAAAACTGGTAAAATTTGCTCAAGAATCTGAAGACCATCTTCTTGATTCTTAGAAATAATTGCTAATTCAAATGAAAGATTATAGGGAACTGGCATGAAAACACTCTTGTTCTCATCAGTATCTTTAGCAAATTTAATTTTTTGGGTTGGTGATACCTTTCTAGAGGAATCGTAAGTGATACCATTAATTTCAAACGAAATTCTAGGAAGAGTAATCTGAGTTCTTTTGTTTGTAGGGTCAGGATTTTGATCGAGACGTGCTAAAAACTTTTGTTTTGGACCATATGCCAAAGGAACTTTCATCACTTCAGTAGAGCGACGAAGTTCAATATTATTAAACATCGTGCCAAACGCCACGATAGTCTTTCTAAAAATTTCGTGATATGAATATGTGCCTAACATCAGATTGTAGTATCAGTAATGGACCCAACAGAACCAAAGGGATTGCCTTCAGTGAAATCTATAATATCGTCATCAGCAGTTTCAAAACTATAGTTCTGGTCAATGCTATCAGCGGTATTAGTATTATTTAGAGTGTTATAGGATTCAGGACTCCAGAGAGCACCTGATGTCAATCCCTTAACTGTTTCTGAAGTATTGAAGGTTCCAGTTCTATTGATGACTTGGAGTTCTCTTGTCCCACTATTCCAGGACTTGACTTCTGCTCTAGAGTCTTTTGGAGAGTAGTCAATTGTAACAGATGGGGCACTAGTGTAACCAGTACCACCACTTGAAACAGTGATACCGCTAACAATCCCTGTAGCTGAAATCGTCGCCGTCCCTGTTGCTCCACTTCCACCACCTCCTGTAATAGTAACTGTAGGTGGCAATGCTGATTTATAATGCTCACCACCATCAGTGATTGTAAAGGAACTTACTGCGTTCCCAGTAATTGCTGCAGTTGCTGTTGCAAGATATAAATCTCCAACAATCTCCTCACCAACTGTGAAGTCGCCAGAACCGCCAGCATCCATTACTAGTTTGATAGAATTGGCGAAGGCAGTTTCGATAGCGTCAATTGCTGCAACACCAGTATCAAGTTTTTCGTCGCTGTACTCAAAGAGTTCACACTGGCATTCCCAGACATAACCTTTACCCAATTGATAAAATGGTTTTTCTGCTTCTACAAACTTAATCTCAAATAAATGTTTTGTTGTTGGAAACCAAATAAGATCTCCTTCATTAGGACGACCCTCTACATTTAAGACGGCGTTATCATCCACCTTCTCAGTAAATTTAGTTCTCGAAAATATAAACGTAGTCTTATCTTCAATACGGACACCAAACTTACTCAGAAGTTCTCCCTGACCTTCCCATCCTTCCACATTGTTGACATATGCCCTAACAGAAAGTGCTTGTGTAAAGTTACTACTTTCTACTTCTTGAAAGATTGTATCTTTATTAACATATGTTCTGGGTAGATAATAAATGTCTTGTCCATATAGTTCAATACTCTCATTAATGAGATTACCCATAAACATTTGTTCCTGGGAAGAACCATTTAAATTTAGTCGGCAACTACTTGTATAGTCTGACTGAATACAATTTTCTGGGGGATCGTTTCTATAAGTCATTTTAACCGATTAAATCCATAGGGGGAATTTCGTATGTACTACGAATATCTGTCTCAAGATCTTTCTTAAATTGACTTGCGTCTTCAAGAATTTGACGACCATTTAGAGTCACACCACCAAGCATTTGAATACCATCATACTTACTGAGGTTGCGACCCCATTGCTGTTGGAACAGTGATTCAACATAATCTTTCAACCATGCATCGTTAAACATACCAGTATAGGTAGTGGGATCTTGACGCATCAAAACTTCTACAACAATCTGGTCACCAGTCTGTAGGTCGCCCCAACCCATATCTAAATAAAGTCTTCCTTGATGCTCATTAAATCTAACTCTACGATTCTTTTGAGAATTGGTGACCCAATCCAAAGTCTCCATATATTGAGATGTCATATAGTAATGTAAAATTTGCCCATGAGTCATGGAGTAAATGTCGTTCAAAAAGATTTGGTACTTAATATTGAACATGTTACCAGGAGCAATACTAGAAGCGCCGACAGATGAATATACATGATTGACACCTAGTACACCAGGAGGAAGAGAAACAAACTCTTGCCCCTCATACCATGCGGTTGATCCTATTTGGGATGTTGCTTGAGCAGCAGTTTTAATAGCATCAGTGACTTCAATTTTAACAAATGCAGTATAACTTCCATTAAAATGAAACTCTTGATAGTAATCAATTGCTTCTTCAATCAGGTCATCTAGTTGCTCATCACACACGTTAATGTCGATAGCAGGAAAACCTAATCTACGAAGAGCGTAGTTTTTTAACTCAGTTTTAGTAGCGGGTCTTGTGGCGGACATTTGTTATCAAGCGAACGATTGGACAGTTAAAGTAGTAACATCATTAGCACTGACGACTTCTCCAACTTTGAAGAATCCGTCAACAGTATCAACGGTAATTGCGCTAGCAGCAAGAGCAGTGATAACACCTGTGGTGCCACTGGTAGCACCTGTCACAGTTGCACCAACTTCCATTGTAGTAACGTCAGTCAGTTGCAGAGTTGCATTAGTAGCAACAGTAGCAACATTAACTGTACCACCTGCAGCAGGGTTGCTACCATCCAATCCAGTGGGTTGAACAATAGTGATTGTCTCACCAACAACATATCCAGTGCCACCGTCGTTAATAGTAACGTTGGTGATTGCACCAGCAGAAGCAGCAATATCAACAGTGAAGGATGCAGATCCAGATCCACCAGTTGTTGCAAGAGCAGTTCCTGTAACATAGTTAGAACCGCCTGCAAGAGATGCTAGGTTCAGTGACAATACTTTACCAGCATTGGGGTTAGTGACTGTTACAGACTCGCTAATGAGGAAACCAGAACCACCTGCATTAACTGCAGCGGCAGTAATAATACCATTAACAACAGTAGTATTAACTGTTAGTGAAGTACCTGTACCACCTGTTGTAGCAACCGCAGTTCCAGCAACAAATCCTCCCAGACCACCATTTGTGACGGAAGTGGTAACAGCAGCACCAGGTGTAGGATCACCAGAGAGGTTCAAGGTTAGAGTGGTAGTAGTTGCAAGATTAGTGAGCATTGCTTGTAGTTGAGCAAATGCATTATCCAGTTTGGTCTGTACTCTTGCCTCAGTGTAATACTGATTAGTACCTTCTGAAAGATTGGTAGTTGACTTGCTGGAAAGATCCAGGTTTGCACCAGTCTGTAGATTGACTCTTGCATCAGCACGAGCACTTGTGTGATAGAGATTGGTAGAACCTTCACTCAGATCATCAGTGTCTGCTGCAGCAATCCTTGCGTCTGCACGAGCATTAGTATAATAGAGGTTAGTACCTTCTGCCAAATTAGCAGTATTCTTACCTGCGAGACTTGCATCAAAGCGTGCCTCAGTGTAGAAGATATTCGTAGAACCTTCAGTTACATTATCGGTATTGATGTCTGCCTGAGTGACACTCAGAGCGCCTGCACCACTAAGTTCTACGCCTACGCCGTATGTAAAGTGTGTGCGGGTCCTAGCAGCGGTTGTAAAGAGGTTTGAGGAACCTTCGGTTACATTGTCTGTATTAACGTCTGCCTGAGTAACAGAGAGTGTATAGGTGCCTGCTGTGTCATCATATACCTTAGTAATACCTGTACTAGCAACCAACAGAGCATTAACTCTGTCATCAACACGCTCATTAGTGAAGTAAAGGTTAGATCCTTCAGTCAGATCTCCAGTATCATGATTACTAATATCGGATGTTTGACCAGTAACATTACCAACCAATGCTGCAGTAATAATACCAGCAGAGAAATTACCAGATCCGTCACGAAGGACAAGGTTGTTTGATGAGTTATTTGCAGTAGAAGCAACGTTGATTGTAGTGTTGCCAGAAACACCATCAGCATTCGTCAGTGTAATACCAGAAGATGCTGTAACAGCGAGTGTGCGCTGTGCATAGGTATTTGCAGCAGTCCTTACAACATAACCAGTGCCTGACATTGCGGCGAGTGCAGTAATGTCTGCATCATTATAAGTCGTAGTGATTGTTACTGCTGCTGATCCATCGAAGGATACATTACCGTCAACAACA